TGCCGCAACTGGGGTATTATTTATGGCACCAGCAGTTTCAGTATCTTCGTCTACCAGCAGTTCGTCTTCATCTAACTCTCGTAGGAAGCAATAATGAAATTCTTTAAAGAAATATACGCCCTCCTGTGGACTTTGGCAGGAACTGCTTTAGTTTTAATTACTTTGTCTGGCTCAGTCAAGGTCATGGCGTTGTGGATTAGTGGTATTACCCTAACAGTCCACCTCCTCGGCTCATTCTTCACACGGGATGACGCCGATGACACTGACGACAACTGAAGTAGAATAGATATATGTCACAGAACCCCGGAACCGTTAATTACACGATGGTCAGAGGTTTGCCTTGGGAACGCCTTATCATCATTAAAAATAAGTACACGCATCGTTTACAAAACCCAACCGACGCACGTGCCTATGTAAAAACAGGTGATTTGACGGTTGCTGAATTAACAGCAACAATCACCACAGAAAAAGGGATTGAACTTTCTCTTACGTCTGAGGAGACACAAGACCTTCCCCTTGGCGACCTTGCCTATGATGTTATTGCCACTATTGGTGGCATTCAGATGCCTGTCGCTAAGGGTACAATTAGTGTTTCTGCACTAAACAACATCACGCCTTTGGAGGACACAAACGCTATGGAAATCCGTTACAAGCAATACACGGACTACCGCCGTACCTTCACATGGAAGGATGCCAACGGTGGCGTACTGACCGTTCAGAGCGCCTTCATGCAGGCTAAGACTTCAGCAGGTGTTACAGGTATTGACCTTCGCTGGTACGCCACAACACCAACCGAGGCTACTGTTACTGCTCTAACCCCTGCAAACAAGCGTGGTTACCTAGCCCCTGCAACTGGTGCAACGTTAGAACTACATATTTCTGACAAGAACACCGTTCCTGCTGGTTCCTACTCGTTTGACCTGTTTGTACAAGACTCAGCAGGTGACTGGGATTGTTTGTCTTCTGGAACGCTAATTGTGGAAGCCGCTATTTCAGCACCACCAGTATGAGCACAGTAGAAGTTACAAAACAACCTAATAAGTATGTAACAGTAACTCAGAAAAAGAATGTTTCTGTTGTAACTGAGCCTGCTACTGAGGTTCTTGAAGTACATGACCCCGGCGTAGCGGGTCCTCCTAACGTATTATCTATTGGAACAGTGGTATCTGGAAACCTTCCAGCAGTGTCCGTTACTGGAGTAGCCCCTGCTCAAACTTTAAACTTTGTTATTCCAACGGGTGGTACTTATTCCCACACTCAATACTCAGCCTCAAATCGCTGGGAAATTACGCATAATCTTAATTACAAACCAAATGTGACCGTAGTCGACTCAGCAGGGACAATAATCGAGGGGTCAATCGAATACTCCGGACCCAATTCAATAGTATTATTGTTTTCAGCGTCTTTCGCTGGAACCGCCAACCTCTCATAAGGACCTTCAATGTCTCGTAAATTTCTAGTCCCCATTGACCTCACCAAGCAGGAACTTCAGAACGCACGTATTCAGAACCTTGCCTCGGCTCCATCCAGCCCTGTTGCAGGTCAGATTTACTTCAATACGTCCGATAGCACCCTCTATTTCTACAGTGGCACCACATGGACAGCCGCTAAGACAAACCCATATTCTTATGCGTCTGCTGGTGAAACCACAGATGTCACCATCACGGCTGTTGAATCTGACGGTACCAGCACCAACCTTGCCCGTGCTGACCACCAACACTCTGGTCCGGGGTTTGGTAACGTAACAGCACTGACCTCATTTGGCTCTGCCTCAGGTAATGGTTCTGCCACCACTGTTGCTCGCTCAGACCATAGTCACGGTACCCCAGCACACGATGCGGCGGCACACAGTGCAATTAAGATTTCTGACCTTGCGGCTCCTTCTGCTGACGTCAGTTTTGGTACATACAAGATTACAAGCCTTGCTGACCCAACTAGTGCTCAACATGCCGCTACTAAGGCATACGTAGATGGTCGTAAGGTAACTGACCTTACTGCCCCATCTTCAGCGTTCAGCATGAACAGCCAGAAGATTACAAACCTTGCTACACCAACGGATAACTACGATGCCGCTAATAAGTTGTATGTAGACCAAGCAGTTCAAGGTTTGACATGGAAAGACTCAGTTAACCTCTTTTCTGCAACTAACGTACCTCTTACAGGTTCTACAGGTCTGGTTATTGATGGTCACAGCGCCCTTGATTCAACAGACAACGGTTACCGCATCCTTCTTACAGGTCAATCAACTGGTTCGCAGAACGGTATTTACTCATTCTCAGACAACGGCACTACGTACACTCTTGCCCGTGCTATAGACGCAGACACCCATGATGAGTTAATTGGTGCAACAGTCTTCATTAAAGAAGGCACTTCCTATGGCTCTACCTCTTGGGTACAAACAAATCACTACCTGACCGACTTTACTGGTCAGACATGGGTTCAGTTTTCTGGTGCTGGTACTTACACAGCATCTAACGGTGTTGTTCTTGATGTTAAAGACTTCAAGTTTGCCCCTAAGACTGATGGTGGTCTTGCTACAGGTACCTCGGGTGGTTTTGTCAAGTTGCCAACCAACTCTGGTTTGGGAACAACTTCTGACGGTCTTGCAGTCGGTGCTGGTACTGGTATCAGCGTTAGCACTGGAACTGTTTCGGTTGACGTTGCTGACGCCAATGGTCGTGTTACTCGTCGTTATGCCACAAGCATTGGTGACACCTCTGCTACGACCTTCACAATTACCCACAACTTAAACAGTTTGGACGTCATCGTTCAGGTTTACACCGTCTCAGATGGTTCTGAGGTAATGGCAGACGTATCACGCACAGGTGCTAACACGGTGTCTGTAGCAGTGGCTGTTGCGCCAACTGCCAGCCAATACCGTGTTGTTGTAATCGGCTAATATAAATAAAAGCCCTTGAGGGGGCACAACAATTATTTGATTGAGGTCAAGTGTCAAAATTTCTTAACCTTCTTAAACTGCGCTCATTCAGCACAGCGGCAGACAGTGCATTAGAAGTTTCTGTATCCTCCGACACACAACCTCGTTTACGTGTCGATGCTGGTGGTAAGCACACATGGGGTGATGGTTCTGCTTCTGGAGACACCACCCTCTATCGTTCAGCCGCTGACACCCTTAAAACAGATGATGCATTTATTGCTACTGGTGGGTTGACAGTCAAGACCACTGAAATTGATACTGCTAGTGCATCGTCTGGTCAGGTTCTTTCTTTTAACGGAACAAAATTTGCGCCCTCCAACCCTGTTGGTGGTGCTTTTGTTTCAGATACCCCACCAAGTTCTCCCGTAGCAGGTCAAGTTTGGTTTGAATCAGACACTGGTAAATCGTTTGTTTATTACGACTCCTACTGGGTAGAGATATCAGGAGGTCGTGGTGACTCTAACCCTGTTGGTTCTGTAACAGCCTTTGCTGGTGCTACAGCCCCTGCTAGTTGGTTGCTATGTGCTGGACAGGCTGTTAGCCGTACAGTTTACGCTCCTCTTTTTGCAGTTATTGGTACTACCTATGGTGTTGGTGATGGTTCAACAACTTTCACCGTTCCTGATATGCGTGGTCGTGCAGTTGCAGGTCTTGACAATATGGGTGGTACAGACGCTGGGCGTTTAAGTATTGCCAATACACTAGGAACAACTGCTGGTTCAGAAACAGTAACCCTAACTTCTGCACAATCAGGTTTGCCTGCCCACTCCCATGCCAACACAGCGTCATTTACGGGTACAGCCGCAAGCCACAACCATACGCAAGATGCTCACGGGCACAGTGTTTCAGACCCAAGCCATAGCCATGGTATGGCAGATATGGGTGGTAACCCCAGCGATAACTCTGGAACCAATGGTTATGTTTTAACGGGCGCCTCTATTGACACTCAGGGTGGTTTCCGAGGAATTTATGGAAACTATACAGGTGTTGGTGTTAATGGAAACACAGCGACTAACCAAGCAACGTCTATTACTCCAGCAGGTACTGTAACTATGGGCAACGTTAATAACACTGCGGCTGACGCCGCATCAGCACACAGTGTCATGCAACCAACTATTGTTTTGAACTACATCATTAAGGCGCTCTAATGGCAATTGATTTTCCAAACTCACCAGTAACTAATGACACCTATGTTGTAGGAGACCGTAAATGGGTCTATGACGGTGAAAAGTGGGCGCTAGTATCAGCAAGTCCTGAACTACTTGTAGTTAGTCCTACTGCTCCAACCAACACAAACGTTATTTGGGCTGACACTACTGTTGCTGGGACAATGAACTCGTTAATTCCATCGGGTGCAATGATGCCTTTTGCTGGTGCAACGTCACCCACTGGTTGGTTATTGTGTTACGGACAAACACTTGTTCGTGCTACTTATCCTGATTTGTTTGCAGTCGTAGGAACTACCTACAACACTGGCGGTGAAGCAGGTACCGACTTCCGTCTTCCTGACCTTCGTGGTCGTACGGTTGCTGGTCAAGACGATATGGGTGGTACGTCCGCTAACCGTTTGACAGGTCAAACAAACGGTGTTGACGGTGATGCACTGGGTGGTACTGGTGGTTCCGAAACCCATACCTTGACTACGGCACAAATGCCTTCTCACACTCATGATTCTAGTGTGTACAACGCAGGTCCATTCAATGACTCTTTTGTTGGTTCTGGTGGTCAAGGTGGTACTTTTAATTACACTGTTGCCAGTGGTGCTACTGGTGGCGGTGGTGCTCACAATAACGTACAGCCCACAATTATCTTGAACTACATCATTAAGACTTAATGGATTTTTATGACAGTATTTAAACAATATAACTCTTCAACCTCACAATGGGAAACTATCCTTGTAGGTAACCAAGGACCTACTGGTCCTGCTGGTGCAACTGGTGCTACTGGTGCAACTGGTGCTACTGGTGCCGATTCTACTGTTGCTGGACCGACAGGTCCTGCTGGCGCTACTGGAGCCACAGGTCCTGCTGGTCCTGCTGGTGCAACTGGACCTGCTGGAGCCACAGGTCCTGCTGGTCCTGCTGGTGCAACTGGACCTGCTGGCGCAACAGGTGCCACAGGTGCTACTGGAGCAACAGGTGCTACTGGTCCAGAAGGAGGTTTTGCTTCAACACAAACAGTAAACACTCAAACAGGAACAACATATTCATTGGTGTCAGGTGATTTAGGAAAAATGGTTACTTTGAATAATGCATCACCCGTGACCGTAACTGTTGGTACTTCTCTTGGATTTACTGCTGGACAAAGTATTGACTTATTAAGCCTTGGGGCTGGTCAAGTTACTGTTTCTGCTGGTGGTGCAACACTTGCTGGTACTCCGGGGTTGAAACTTCGAACCCAATATTCTGCCGCTTCTCTTTTTTGTATTGGCACTAATAGTTATGTCCTTATTGGCGATTTGAGCGCATAATGCCCATTAAACGTGGGTTGGCGGGGGCTGTGTCACTAGTACCAGACATTTCTATTTCCCCTACAACCAACTTTAATCAATCACTTGCAACGTTTAATGCTGTTGTAAACCCAAATGGTTACACAACAAGCGTTAAGTTCCAGTACAGCACTAACGGTTCTACTTGGGTTGATGGCGCAACTATTTCAAGTATTACAGGTAACAGTCAAAGTGTTTTCTCAAACCATACTGGTTTATCTGTAGGAACTCTTTACTATGTCCGTGCAGTAGCCACTAATCAAATTGGTACCTCAACGTCCAGTTCGGCAACCTTTACTACTTGGTCTCTTAAAACTTATACTAAGACCACCGCTGGTGATGTTCTTGTTTCTATCCCGTCTGTAACGCCAACGGGTGGTTCAGCAATAGCCCCATCAATTTATGAAATGCTTGTTTACGGTGGAGGAGGTTCAGCGGCTTATGGAGGCGGTGGAGGAGGCGGTTATCGTCTATCAGAAAGCACACAATCCAATACGGGTGGAACGCAGTCAGTTACCATCCGAGTTGGTGCAGGTGGAGCATACAACAGTGGTACCTCAATGCCTGCACCAGCAGGTGAAGATTCTATTGTAATTTTTGGTTCAACAAGTTGGACTGCTGGTGGTGGTTCAGGAGGTGGCTGGCTTACTAACGCCGCAGGTGCCGTAGGTACTGGAACAAACCCAGCACGTGCTGGTGGAGTTGGTTATTACGGTTACACATATGTATCTGGTTATGTTCAAGTAGTTGTTGGCTATAACCAGTGGACTGACGCTTCATGTGGTTGTGGTAATACTGACAAGTTTGGTAACTGCCTTGCATACAACTCTTGTAACAACCCCAATAGCCCTATTTACGGAAACGACACAAACCAACCTATCTACTCAACAGATTATTCTCGTTACGCAGGTGGTGGCGGTGGAGGCACTGACTCTGCTGGAGGGACTGCTGGTTATCCAGACGTAGGTGGAACTGGTGGAGCAGGAGGTGGCGCATACGGCTTGCGGGGTGGTAATGGCGGTGGCGGTGGAGGCACAAGCAGTGCTGGAGCCGCAGGTTCAGTACCAGCAGGTTCAGGTCCAATCGTAGGTACTGGTGGTACTGGTTGGTGGAATGGTGGCGTTGCTGGCGGAGTAACCTTCAAGTATTATGGACCATAAAGGAACAACATGATTCAAACACACCCCTTCACACTTGATGTCTTGTCTACGCACAAGGTCTTCTTTCTATTAGAGCATCTTCCAAAAAATACAACGGAAGTTGACATTTGGATTCAAACCCCAATTGGGTATGAAAGCGTTGATTTTGTAGACGTTTTTGTAATGCAAGATGGTTCGTTACTTGCCGCATGGAAACACCCACTACAAAAGTTACCTCTTCAAAACCTTGTGGCATTTGCAGACGGTGTCACACAAGTGCTAAACCTCTATCCAGTAGAACGGATAATTGATTTGTATGACCGTCCTGTGGACGCAACTTCTGGAACATTTATATTCTCTGGGTCAGGTGTTATTGACGGTGCTGATTGGCGTTGTGATAATGGGTATTACGGTCCAAAAAGCCTTTATGTAGAAGAACTAGAAAGTTCACTGGTTAACAGCCTTGCCGAAATTGTTGCCTATGAGCCATTCATGTCTGTGGCAGGTCTCGGACATATTATGTATGTGGAATCTAATACTCAAAATAAACCAGAATTGGCTGACTTGGCTGTTAACAAATTAAACAACTCTATTGCTCCAGTTGTGGGTCGCACCTTTCAAGAAGTTTTACGCCTTATTTATGAATGGGCTGTTCTTGCTGACGAACCTTTTAACAGCATTGAAAATGCGGCTGTTACTGCTAAAAACTACATGGAAACACTTCGCTTTACAGAGGCGGAAATAGACCTAATCAAGGAACTTACCCCCATGCAAATTAGTAAGTTCATCAGTGGAAGCACTGAGGCACGTGTCCGTCCTGACAACATCACACCCCTTAGTGCTGGCATTTCAAACATCTTGTTTAAGAGGATGGCATCTAGTTCATTGAGTTTCATCATTTCTCGCAACCCTGCTATTTGGGATTACGAAGAAGTACACCAGAGAGAACTGGCTGAACTTCAAGAAGGTATCTTGCGGTTTCGGGAATACTATGGAGTACCTTCATACGTAGAACTTACTGAAACTTCTCGTGTTATGGACTTTGCTGAGATTCAGGCTCCTAAGCAGTTGGCATATGTCCACAACCAACTTCGCCATTTTGCTAACAAGAAAACGGTTTTGAATGCATTGTGAGTGCCACTCTCTTGTCTACCGTGCCCTAGTCACGTACTCAAACTCTTCTACTGGAGAGATTCTTGTAAAAATACCTTCAATTACAGGTATTGATTCAGTAATACCAATTAGTTATATTGGAAGGTCTAGCACTAATGGGATGTGGGCTGTTCCTAATATAAATGAACAGATTATTGTTAGCGCCGATGACCACAACCTATCAAATGTCTTTTGGTTACAAACAGAACCATACAACTCCTTAGGAGTTTCATCTCAAACAGGTGAGCCAATGGGGTTTGCCAACCGCCTTGATTCTGTTATTCATTTTGATAACTCAACACGTATCTTTACCATCTCACCCGTTGATGGGTCATATGACGTATGGGTTCGTGGCGTTCTTTACACCATTACAGAACCTATTTCTATTACCATTCCAAGTGGTCACGGTGGTTATAACATCTACTTTGACATCACGGGCACACTTCAGGTCAAGACACCTTATTTTGATTTGGAGTACGAAGCGCCAGTCTCTTTTATTTACTGGAACACTGTTTCAGCAATTATGTTTGCCGATGAGCGCCACGGTATTACGTTGGATTGGGCAACCCATGAGTACCTTCACAGAACACGTGGTGCGGCTATTGCCAACGGTTTTGAGGTAAGTGGTTACACGACAACAGGAACAGGTAATACTGTTGCAGATGCAAAAATCACCATTGCAAATGGCACGTTCTTTGATGAAGACCTTCAAATTGACATTACACACTCTGCAACACCTGTAGCCGATACGTGGCAACAACGTCTTCAAAGCGGTGCGTACATACCTGTTTACTACAAAAATAGTGCAGGATGGCAAAAGGCAACCACCACACAGTACCCATTGAAGTTTGGTACTACCTATCCACAATATAACTTAAACGCCAACAGTCTTGTTGAAATGAACAACAACAGGTACGGCATTGCATGGATTGTGGCAACAAATGGTTTAAATGAACCTGTTATTTCAGTTATGGGTCAAGAATATTATTCCAACATTAGTGATGCACATCAAGCCCTTTGGTCTAATGTCACTATGACTGGTTTCCCGTCATTTGAGTTTCGCCCTCTGTGGAAAGTTATTTTTCAAGCACAAAACGGCTCTGCAATTAAAGCCGCTATTAGAGCAATTGATGATTTAAGAACATTCCAAGGAACAGCCGCATCTGGTGGGACATCAGTAAGTGCTTTAGATGGATTAGTAGACGTAACCCTTAGTAGCCCTGCTAGTGGTGAAATCTTGTCATATAACGGGTCTCAATGGGTAAACAACTCTTCATTTACCCTTCCAGCAATACCTGCATTTGTGGCTCGTAAAACTGCCTCTACATTTACACCCGCCACAGGGACAATTGTTTACGATAACGCTCAATTAAATGTGGGAAACCACTACAACACATCTACTGGTAGGTTTACAGCACCCATAGAAGGTGTGTACGTTTTTATACACATTATGTCTGCTAGAACTGCTTCAAGTGCTGGTTATGAAGTAGCCATTGGTCGTAACGGTCTAGACGCAACAAGAATTTTTCACTACGGTGGTGGTCAACAACACCATGCAATCTCACAACATACGATGAGTTTGTCCGCAGGTGATTACATTTACGCTAGTTGTTACAACCCTAGTAACATTGTTTTTAGTGGCTCAAGTGACATTTTTTATGATTCTGGTCGTAACCTTGTCAGCGGCTTTATGGGATACTTATTGAGGTAACTATGAACACATATACAGTTTTGTTAACAGATGCAGAAAAAAAAGCACTAGGTATGTTTGTAAAAGACATACAGGAATGGATTGAAAATGTAGTCCATGAGCGTTGCCGTGTTGCCATAGATGAAGTCTTTCAGACGGAGGTGGTAAAAATGATTGCTGACCCATCCGTGAGCAATATCCCCGCTGATAAAGAAGCCGTTGTGTTGTCTGCGGACATTACCCCCTTTTACGAGACCGAAGAATAGGCTAAAATAGCCATATACCAATTTTAAGGAGTGGCTATGCCCCGGAAGTACCCCTATTATCCCGCATTTGATGGAAAAAAGGCTGGCGCAGGCGTTGAGTGGTTCGTAGCCGCTTGTGGTCGACGTTGGAAAGCAACTAATATGGGAATCTATTCCCCACGGTTGATGCGTAACTCCCACACTGCGGGCAAGAAGATTGGTGACCCCGGCATGGAAAAGTACCTTAGTGTTCACGCCACTGGAGCCGCATGCGATATTGGTTATTCAGACCGTAAAGTCGGTCTTGCTATGTGGGACTGGTTCCTTGCTCATACAAAAGAATTAGGAATTGTGGAGATTCACGATTACGCATTTGATGCAAATGCTAAAGACGGAAAGCCCGGTTATGGTCGTGGTTATCGTTGCTCACGTGGTGAAGGCTCTGACCCAAAATCAGTTAAGGTTTATGACGCAAAAGATAATGCCGGTTCATTCGGAGGAAAATGGCTCCATTTAGAATTTGAGCAAGAATTTGCTAAGGACTCTGCAAAAATGGAAGCGGCTTGGAAATCTATTCCTAAGCCTGCGTAATACGCTAAAGTAGCGTTATGGCACCAAAAAGAGGTCTGGGCAGACGCCTAGACGACATCATGAATACTCCCCGTGGGGGAGGAAGTCTTGACCGACTTATCCCCACGTCTATACCAGACGACTACGACGACGTACAAGACATGGGGGACTATGTAATTATTCCCCGTGCAAATAGGGCACGTCGGCAAGAAGACATCCCCGATGACTTTGAACCATTAGACGAGTCTGAGTATGCACCCTACCCAGTTGAACGTGTAGCCCCAGACACAGATTCATCTTTGTACGGACAAGGTCCTGACAAATCAACTCGTGTTGCATCTCATAAATTTGTCCCGTATGGTCGTCTAATGAACCGTTCTATGGGTAACCAAAAAGCAACTTCCGCTGGTATCAAATTTGGAACAGTTTTTGTAAAGTTTCAAAACAATGGAAATGTTTATCGTTATGACCACGTTCCAGACCACATTTACCAAAACTTTAGAAACAGCGCTTCTAAAGGAAGATTCATTAACAACTATCTGAACAACTACCCGTACTCACCAGCCGCCAATGACACAAACGCTTCAGACCTTTAAAAAACTCATACCGTACTGGTCAATAGCCCTACTCTTAATTTCTCTTGTAGGGATATTCCTCACTGTTTTTGCATGGATTGGTCTTGCTGTTGCTCTATACCAACTGTTTAATGGTTGTACAGACGTAGTACGTACTTGTGGACCTGTTTATTGGATTGGTCGCCATGACCCACGTCGTTTTAGTATTGGCGTAGGTACGATGCATCAGGTGAGTGCGCCATGGAAAAAAGGACGGGGTGTATATATAGCCCTATTCCGCTATAGCCTTCAAGTAGGTTTATGTCACTCTCAAAAATTAAATGAAATTGACGGAACGTTGTCCGCAATACAAGGTCGCTACCTTGATATAGAACCAAAGGATATTGGTAACTGGTGAAATTCTGGGGAAATAACAAAGAAGTCAAGGACGAAAAGGCTCGCCCTGACCGCATTAAGAACATGAATGATACCCAACTACGTGCGTGGCTTAACTCTTCCGTTATGGAGATGGGTGCCGTATATGACAGGTGGGCGTTTAGTCGAGGAGATTGGCAAGAATTTGACGATGTTCTTAATATCGTTAATGACTTATGGCATGAAATACAAAGTAGAAAACCTGAATGATTAATGAGGACGAACTCCTAGAAGCGGAACCGTTAGAGGACTTCGGTGATGCCGACGAACTAGATGAAACATCGGCTGAATTTGTCGACCAATTAGTAAAAAGAATCATTCTCTTTACTGAAGAGTTCTGTGACATAGAGTTTTTCCCCTATCAAGTTCCCATTGCGTATCGCATTATTGAATCAACCATTCTTGGTGACGGTGACTTGATGACCGTGGTGGCTACCCGTCAGTCGGGTAAGTCCGAAGTTCTTTCTGCATGTATTGCAGGCATGATGGTCATCCTTCCTAAGTTGGCTCCTATCTACCCAACATGGTTAGAAAAGTTCAACAAGGGATTTTGGGTTGGAACCTTTGCCCCTACTGAAGAGCAGGCAGACACTGTATTTGGTCGTATTGTGTCAAAACTCTCTAGTGACCATGCTCTTGAGTTTCTCCTCGACCCTGAGATTGATGACAAGGCAACAGGTGGAGGTACCCGTGGTCGTGGTCGTATTGTGACCCTAAAGAACTCTGGTTCCCTTTGCCGTATGCAGACTTGTAACCCTAAGGCAAAGATTGAGTCTAAGACTTACCATTTGGTTCTAGTGGACGAGGCTCAAGAAGCCGATGAAGTCATGATTACCAAATCAATTGCCCCCATGTTGGCGTTCAACAACGGCTCAATGGTTCTTACTGGCACTGCAAATCGCTACAAGTCTTATTTCTACAAGATGATTCAATACAACCGTCGCCGTTCAGCCAATGGTGGTCGTAAGTTTCGTGAGGCTCACTTTGAGTACGACTGGAAAATAGCCGCTAAATACAACCCAAACTATGCCAAGTTCATCTCCAAAGAGAAGTTGCGTATCGGTGAGGATTCAGACGAATTCCAAATGTCCTATCTCAACAAGTTCATCCTTGAAAAGGGTATGTTTGTCACCGAAGAGCGCATGGATAGGTTGTATGACCCATCCATGCCTTTGGTCAAAGAATGGTGGCGCACACCTTGCGTTGCTGGAATTGACGTTGCCCGTTCTAATGACTCCACGGTAGTGACCGTATGTTGGGTTGACTGGGACCATCCAGACCCATTTGGTTTCTATGAGCACCGTATTCTCAACTGGCTAGAGATTAACAACGAGGATTGGGAATCTCAGTATTTCCATATTATTGATTTCCTACGCCATTACGACATTCTTCGTGTGGGAGTGGATGCACAGGGCGTAGGAGGCGCTGTAGCAGAGCGCCTAGCGCTCTTACTTCCAGATATGGAGGTTATAGCCATCTCATCTGATTCAAAGGCTCAGAACGAGCGCTGGGTGCATCTGACAGAACTTATCCAGCGTGAACAGTTAATCCTTCCCGGACATTCTAAGGCTCGACGTACCCGTACGTGGAAAAGGTTTAACCAACAGATGTCTGACCTTGAAAAGGTATACAAGGGTCCATATCTTCTTGCGGCGGCTCCAAACGAAAAGGGAGCCTTTGATGACTACCCCGACAGCCTTGCAATTGCCTGTGCAATGACCGTTATGGACACAATGCCACAGATTGAAGCCTCTAACAGTCCCTTTTTCAGATAAACTATATAAATGGCTTTTCCTGAGGGACAACAGTTTTTATCTGTTAGACATATTTTTGAAAAATACCAACCGTCAGACCATGACCGCTTGAACCCACAAGAAACAGATGACGAACTGTGGAAACGTAAAAAGGATTACGCTGGGGTACGGGGTTTGACAAAAGACATTAAAAAGAATGGTATTCAAGTGCCAATATCCCTTGGTTATGAATATGGCTCACAAATGAAGCCAACTATTTGGGGTGGTCATCACCGTCTAGCGGTTGCTCGGGATATAAACCCAGACATGGAAGTCCCTGTGTGGACAGGTATAGATGACGCCATGGATGCTCAAGGTAGAGAGCAAGAATTCCAAAAAAACAGGAATAGCAAATAGCCCTATCCTAGAGATGCTATTCTATTAGTAAGTCATACGTCCCCTCTGGAGGAGTAAAAAGTGCCAGTATCACCCGCCCCAATGTTTCCTGAAAAGGGAAGCCCACAGTTCGAACTTGGTTTTGCGCCGTCAATCCCAATGAACAAAGGTCCTCTTCGTTTTGAAGAGGGCATCGCCACCGACACCGATGTCCCACACGACTTCGCTCAAGGTGCATATATGGACACCGCTCCATCTCCAATGCGCCAGAACCACAACAACCCAGAGGCTTTCTACAAGCATGCCGCTGACACCATGCGTGAGCGTGCACATGTTGGTGCCGCAACTTGGATTGAGGCTCCTACGGTTCTTTCAGAATTCGTACAGGGTTCTGTTGCTGGTGATGCAATGCCATACTTCGAATATGAGTACAACACGGGTGGTCACATGAACCGTCCGAACCCAACTGTCGTTTACGACTGATACCCATGGAGGGTGACGGCGGAGACGCAGGCGCCCCTTCAGTAGAGGGTGGCGAGACAAGCGCCCCAACACAGGAAACAAACGGTCCGACTACTACAGCGGACATGCCTATTGCTCCTGTGTATGCAGGGTATAGAGGCGGTATGGGTTACTATGGTTCCATGCGTTCTCATAGAAGCCGTCGCCAAGAATTTATGTCTCAACTTGGTGGTCAGTTCTAATGGCATCTAAGAAAAAAGCCCCTGCAAAAAGAACTGCTAAAAAGCCAGACCTTTCGAATCGCCCTCTTGTTTTAGGTGACCTCCCAAAAACAGAACAGCGTGATGCAGAGTCGTTAGTTTCTCGTATCTCCGAAACAATGCCACAGCAGTTTGACGTATTGGTAAACCGTCTTCGAAATGCAACAGTACCGACTCAAGTTAATGCAAGAGAACGTTACGAAAAAGCCTCTCCGCAGGCTGTTAGTAAACCAATCACAATTGAATCAATGGCTAAAAATAGAAGTGATTCTTTTATGCGTGGTCTTTCTGGACCACACCGTCTTCCGCACGAAGATTATGCAGGTCAAGAGTTTTATTTTCAACATCGTGGTGAAATTGACACTATTCGACAAGAAGCAAATGCTCCAGATATTGGTCTTGGCAGGGTCTTGGGAGCAACCGCACGTCTTAGTGTACGTACAAAACCAGAGGCTGAAAAGTCTTCTGCAAAAGGTCTTTTAGAAGCACACGCCCGTGGTTCTGTTGATTTCAATCCAACAATGATTGAGTCCTTGGCTACTAGTGGCGTATCTGTTCCAGAAGAGTTTCACGGCAAAAAAGTTCCTTTTTCTGAAACCCCTTCTCATATTGTTAAGGCAATGGTTGACCCCGATGTACGAGGAAAAGTAAAGCCTCATTTAGAAAATGTAAATCTAGATGAAATTAGCAAGACTTCTATGGCGACAAATGTCGAGCAAGCACATAAAGCAATGCAGGGTCATGGTTTGCCAAGCCCCACTGTTAATCCAAAACAATTCTCATATCAGCGTGCCCACGAGATTGCCGTTCCAAATAGCCCCGAACATGGTGAGTATCAATTACGTGCTATGAATCTAGGTCAAGTTGCTCGTGGAGAGCAGTCACCAAATCAAGGTATGTTTGACTTTTATGGTCTTCGTGATAACAACGAGGGTGTTCTTTCTAACGAAACACCAATGCCTGAAGATTCTTGGATGAATGCAGTTAGTTATGACCAACCCTCTCCGATTAAAAAAGCGGCTGGGGATGTGACACTTGGTTCTAAGAAGGGAACCACAAAGCGTGGTCGTAAACTCTCTGTAGGTGCAGGAAACAAAGATGTTAGTCCTCTTGGTATTCAACACGCAGTTAATACTGAAGCAACAAGTCGTGCCGCTAAAGACGTGCAAAAAACTCTTGGGGTTGACTACACTGTCCCATCAATGATGGTTCAAGAAGGTGTATGGGCAGAAACTAGGCGTGAAGCAGGGGGAGATGCCTCTTACAATGCGGTTCGTAAAGGGTCTTCTGAAAAAAAGACCAAGAAACCTAAAAGTCAGCCTACACTCTTCTAACTCATGGACCCCGCAATCGCTTCTATTGTTGTCTCCATTATTGGTGCCTTCGGAACTCTCGCAGGAATTGCAATTAAAGAGTTTAAATCAATGAAGAAGACCAACTCCCTTGACCACGGTCAAGTGATGCAACGGTTGGATAAAGTGCAAGGCAGTGTTGACCATGTTGCAGTACGTCTTGATGACCACATCGATTGGCATTTGAAGAAGTAGTATCCTTTTATCACGCATAAGTTCGTGATAACATTCGTGACGAGGTAATAACTCGACATTGATATGGAGGATGCAAATGGCACCCAAGGCTAAAGAGGATTCGCTTATTGCGGACCTCGAAGCACTACCACCAGCCTATTCAGGCGGTGTTTGCAGAGTCAAACTCATTCGTGATGATATGAGTGCTGACAAGCAAGAAAGCCTCGACCGTGCAGTCGAGAGAGTAAGAATAGACCGTGGTCAAGGACGTTCAAAAGTCCACAGCGCCACATGGTTAACAAAAGTCCTTCGCAAGAATGGGCATGCCATAAGTGTTTCAACCGTACAACGACATGTAAATAAGGAGTGCCCTTGTGAGCGACTTAATTAAAGACCTTGAAGGACCATCAAACAACGCCAAGGCTCTTGGAAAATTGCTCGACATTCTTGAACGTCAAAATATTGACGTCAATGAGATTGGTGCTGTAAAGAGAGTTTCTCTTTATCAGTCACTGACAAAAGACAAAGAGGGTGAAGCAACAATTCACGACCTCTCCGCTATTCAGTTCTCACCTAAGTGGGCAGAAGGTCCACAGTGGGACCCTGTAAATCAGGGACCAGCAGTCAAGTTGCCACCTAACAAAGTTACAAAAACTAATAAGCAGACAGAGTGGAAGACAGCAGTCGTTCTCCCTGACATGCAGATTGGTTATTTCCGTAATGCAAATGGTGACTTAGAACCAATGCATGATGAAGCGGCTATTGATATTTGCGTAGCAATGATTAAGGATTTGAAGCCTGAAAAGGTTGTCATGCATGGTGACAACTTGGACTTTGCTGAGTTTGGTAAGTATCGACTTAGCCCTGCCTACGCCTTAACGACTCAAAAGTCCATTGATTACGCCACTATCTTGTGCGCCCGCCTCCGTGCAGTTGCACCAGATGCTGAAATTGTGTGGCTTGCAGGTAATCATGAAGAGCGCCTTGTCAACTACACATTGGACAATGCTAAGGCTTCCTTTGGTTTGAGGCGTGGTGACACACCAGACAACTGGCCGGTGCTGTCGGTTCCTTTCCTTTGCCGTTTTAATGACTTTGATATTAAATACGTCCCCGGATATCCAGCAGGGTATTACTGGATTAATCAGAAGTTGAAAGTTATCCACGGTACTCGTGTGAAGAGCAATGGCTCTACAGCACACATGTACTTGGCTAATGAGAAAACGTCAGTGCTTTACGGTCACATCCACCGTCGTGAATGGGCAGAAGTAACACGTGAAGACTTTGATGGTCGTAAGACTATCCTTGCCGCTTCTGCTGGTTGCCTAGCCCGTGTTGACGGTGCTGTGCCATCTACTAAGGGTGGTATCGACCTTGATGGTCGTCCTATGACTATCACAGAAAACTGGCAACAGGGTCTCTGTGTAGTCACCTATAAAGATGGCGATGCGGAATTCAACCTTGAGATGATTCCCATCCGTGAGGGTTGGGCAATGTACCACGGTAAGGAATACACAGCGTAATGACTACTATTGTTGGTATCCAAGGAGATACATACGCAATCATTTGTACGGATTCACGTATATCTGCTATTGACGAGTCTGGGTTTGCTTTTCAAATAACAACCCTTGGCTCAGGTACCTCCAAAGTTGCCACCAATGGTGATTATTTGTTAGGTGCGGCGGGGGATGTTCGAGCCATCAATATCCTCCACCACGCCTTCATACCTCCCAAACCACCCCTGTCGGCTGTGGGAAAGAAACTAGACCAGTTTATTACCCGCCAGTTCATACCTGCCCTTAGAACCTGTTTCGATGAGCAGGGATATTCTGTTCCCGATAGGGAAACCTCCGAACACGTAGCAGAGCAAGGCTCAACAATTGTGGTTGTCATTCATGGAACCATTTATATTGTTGAGGGCGACTACTCATGGACATCCGACACGGCTGGCATCTATGCCATTGGGACTGGTTCTTCCTATGCCCTTGGAGCAATGCAGGCACTGATGAGCGCCAAAAAGCCGACTATTCAGCAGGCTAAAACAATCGCTAACAAGGCTCTCACGGTGGCTAGTAAGTTTGACCCTTACACAGGTTCACCATTCCAAGCCTTTGTTCAAGAGCGGGTAAGTAAAAAATAGTATCATTGGTGTACCCCTTCTACTAGGAGCACCCATGGCTACATCTAAAAACCAGCAAGTTGCTGACCAGACCCTCAAAGGCGCTGTTGTTGGCGCTCTTTCTTTCTTCCTTGCTAAGGCAAACATTGACCCCGGTGCACAAGCCGCAATCATGCCACTTGTTATTACAGGTCTTGCCTATGCAAGCACACTCGTAGGTGATAAGGGAACAGCATCATTCCTTGCCAAGGCTTCGGAAGAACTTCCAGAAATCGTGGAAGAAGTTCAGGCAGAGGTTGCTAAGAAAAAAGCACCTGCCAAAAAGGCTGTGGCTAAAAAAGCACCTGCCAAGAAAGGTGCTTAATCGTGCCAACATTTAGAGGGAAGCCCGTCTTCCGCCGAGAAGCATCATTGAATGATTACAAGAAACAGCCCGGATATTTTCCACCACCACAGGCAGAACCACTATCCGATGAATCAATGAAGGCAATGAAAAGTAAGAAGGCAGTGGCTAAGAAGGCTCCTGCAAAGCCCGCTAACTAATGTCTCGCAAAGACAATTTTATTGCTGATTGGGAGTTTCCCATATCACCAGAAACGGTAGTTGACCGCACTAAAGCAGGTGGCTACACCGTCGACCCAAATACTGGTAAAGAACCAACCACAGGAACCATGGTGTCCATCCCCGGTCACGAGGTCCCTGTTCCTATTGACAAGTTTTCAAAAAAAGATGTAACTAACTTTGTTACACCAGAACGTAAAGAGGTTTTTAAACAACCTGAAATGCACATAGGTACATGGCGCTCTGCTGATGACCCAGAAATTGGTGATGCGGCTTTTCTTGATATTTCTAAGCGCCATCCTGATACCCCTTCTGGTGCTATGGAGGCTCGTAAAGCCGCAATGGAAGGTAGCCAGTGGTCGATGTACAACATTGACCGAAACAAGTTTGAAAAGAACATTACTAAGCCTGAAGTTGCTGAAGGCATTAAGATTAATCAAAAGATAGAATTAAGTAAAGAATCAATTGATGAGTACCCTGAGAATGACACACCTGTTGGTGAGGCTGTGGCTTTTGGATACTTGACAGAACCTGACGTTATTCGCACACGCAGTGGTCGTAAAAAGACTGTTGCTGGAGCGGGTCAAATGACGTTTGTTGAACTTGGCGAAAAAGCAAACTAAATAATTTTGTGTAAACTACGCACACCACAATTGGAGGTGATGGAAAATGCCGATGGACTTTTGGTCACCGTCTTATAGAGCGTCGTCTAGCGACCTCACTGTTGCTATTTCTCCTCTTGGTCTTGTCGAATTGGCAGACGAAGAGTTTGAAGTACATGGTCCTCGTCTAAACAGATACGCCGCCGCATGGGCTTGGTATCTTGGACACCACTGGTCATACCGTCGTGAGATGGGTGAATCCCAGTTCTACATGAACTACGTCCGCACAATGTCGGACTACATCACTAACTTCTGTTTTGGTAAGGGGATTCAATTCCGTTGCCCTGAAGCAAACTCAGCAATTGTCCCACGACTACTAAACACTGTTTGGGAAGACCACAACAACAAGCATTACGTTCTGTGGGAAATGGGTCAATTAGCGTCTGTAACTGGTGACTGTTTTACCAAGGTTGCTTACGAAGAGGCGTACCAAGACTCCACAGGTATGTGGCACGAGGGTCGTATTCGTATTATCCCTTTGAACCCAGCACATTGCTTCCCTGAATATCACCCCCATGACCGTGACCGTTTGCTTCGCTTTAAGTTGAAGTACCGTTTCTGGGGAACAGCGCCTGAGGGAACACGTCAGGTATATACCTTTACTGAAATCTTGTCAGAGGACATGATTCAACAGTTCATCAATGATGAGTTGATTGACCAGTATCCAAACGCTTTGGGAATTATCCCTATCGTCCACATTCCAAACACTTCAATCTCTTCTTCTCCATGGGGTCAGTCAGACATCTGGGACATCATCCCACTGAACCGTGAACTTAATGAGAAGATGGTTGAAGTATCGGACATCATCAACTACCATGCCGCTCCTGTCACTATCATCACTGGTGCTAAGGCTTCCCAGTTAGAGCGTGGACCTAAGAAGGTTTGGGCAGGTCTTCCCAAGGACGCCAGTGTATTCAACCTTGAATCCCGTGGTGAGATGTCTGGTGCATTGGAGTATATCCAATTCATTAAGCGCACTATGCACGAACTAACAGGTGTTCCAGAGACAGCCCTTGGGCAGTTCCAACCTGTATCTAACACCTCTGGTGTGGCATTGGCTATCCAATATCAGCCAATGATGAATCGCTTCAACATGAAGAAAGTTCACTTCACTAAAGGTCTTGAAGCAATTAATGAAATCATCATTAAGACAGCGGCTATTTTTGAACCGCAGATGCTTGTATACGACCCATCAAAGTCGGCAATGCCTGAACGTGACCAGTTAACCCAGTTGGACCCAAATGACCCAACTACCTATAAGACACAAGTTCACTGGCCGGAGCCACTCCCAGTTGACCAACTCATCAAACTCAATGAGGTCCAGTCCAAGATGGCTCTTGGTTTGGAGTCTAAGCGTGGTGCTTTGCGCATCCTTGGCGAAGAATTCCCGAATGAAAAGATGGACGAAATCTTTGAGGAATTGCAGGATGATGCCATGGACCAAGGTGCCCTGCAAATGTTGAACGCACAAATCCAGATGGCAGTAATGCTGGCAACTGGAATGATGCCCACCCCTGATGGTGGCGTCGCACCCGTCTCTGCTGGAGGTGCTAATGTATCTTCAGCAGGTGGTTCTCCTGATGGAGGACCAATGCCCGGAGTTGGGGTTAACCCAATCGAGGGCGATTTAGCAAACAAATTGGTAAGCAAGGCTTACGGAGCAAGGTTCGCCCAGCGCCGTGTGCCAGACGAAGAATAAAACGAACTAATACATCAGTTCACATAAGCCAAACAAACAAGGTAGGTAATTACTATGGCAAAGAACAATGGTCCCGAAGGGGACGTCATTTCAGTACCCGTCGATGCTCCACAGATTGAGCAATTTGTCGATGAGGCTATGAAAAAAACCACATCAAAAACCTTTACTGAGGATGACGTTGAAAGCATCCGTAAGCAGGAAAAGGACAAGATGTACAAGCGTCTTGAAGAGGCTGATTCCCGTGTTAAGAGCATGGAAGAGCAAATGCAAATCATTTCCGCAGAGCGTGAAGCCGCTCGCAAAGAATCTGATGAGCGTGCCTCTAAAGAACAAGAACTCATTCGTCAACGTGAAATTGAAGAAATGAGCGCTAAAGAACTCCTTTTGAAGCAAGAAGACGAGTTCAACCAGCGCATTTCTAGCGTTGAACAAGAGTGGCAGGCACGCCTTGCAGAGATTGAGCACCAGCGTGCTTCACAAGAAGCCCTCCTCGAAAAGGAGCGCCAACTCCAAGCGCTAGACCACTACCGTCAAAGTCGACTTCAGCAAGAGCAGGAGGCAATCATCCCAGAGTTGATTGACCTTGTATCGGGAAACACAGAAGATGAGATTGAACAATCAATTTCAACTTTGCGTCAACGGTCATCTGCTATTATTGAGTCAATACAACAAGCGACTGCGCAACAGCAAGGTCGTTTGCGGGGTGCGCCGGTAACGGCTCCCCCAGTTGGACCGATGGAAAATCAAACGGAATATCAAACACTGACTGCGGAGGACATCCGCAATATGCCAATGGAACAGTACACAAAGATGCGGGAACGGCTCCTAAATGCACGACCACAGCGTGGTCGTTACTAACCAACCCCCCCAAACCCCTATAAAGGAAACCCCCAATGGCATATCCATCCCCATCAGGTGGCGCAATTACTTCGGCTGGTGCAACAACTGCAACTGGTTACGATAGTGGCTCCGCCCTCTCACCCGCAATTCAGACAATCTGGTCCAAGGAAATCTTGTTCCAAGCAATGCCTGTTCTCCGCTTCGAGCAGTTCGCTGTAAAGAAGACAGAACTTGGCGTTATGCCCGGTCTGACCATCAACTTCATGCGCTACACCAACCTCGGTGTCGACGAGACAAATGGTGCAGAACTTACTGAAGGTGTTCGTATGAACCCATCAGCACTCTCTGCCAGCCAGATTCAAATCACCGTCAAGGAACAAGGTAAGGCTATCTCGGTTACAGAGTTGCTCCTTAACGCTTCGTTCGACGACGTGATGGCATCGTCTTCTCGTCTCCTTGGTCGTCACATGGCACAGTCCATGGACATCCAAGCACGTAACACCCTCTACAAGCCCGGCGTTCCATTCGCTGGTGGTAGTGCAGTTGCTCCAAGCGTTGTCTTCGGACGCACCGCAAAGTCCACCCGTGGTTCTCTTGCTCCATACGAGTACGCCGCCGCTGGTAACTCAGGCGCTCCCGGCTACATGTCACCTGCAACCGTCAAGGACGCAGTTGAAATCTTGGCTGGACAGAACATCCCACGTCTTGGTGACACCTACGTGTGCTTCGTCAACCCAGCACAGGCACGTTCACTTCGTGACTGGCCGGAGTTCATCGAAGTAACGAAGTATGCCGCTCCCGGTAACTTCATGCTTGGTGAAATTGGTCGCTTGTACGACGTTGTGTTCATCGAAACCACTCAGGTTAAGTCTGGTCTCGGAGCAGTTGACTCCAACCCAGCAACGAGCACAGTAGACGCAGTTCTTTCGAACTCGTACTCAGCAATCATGATTGGTGATAACGCATTCGGTCAGGCAATTGCCCTCCCAGTTGAACTCCGTGACGGTGGCGTTCTCGACTTCGGTCGTGAGCACGGCTTGTCTTGGTACGCAATCTGGGGCTTCGGCGTCATCACACACGAATCCCGTGTGGTCATCAACACCCTCGGTGGTGCAGTCGCCTAATAGGCGTCTCCCACAAACAAGACTCTGGCGTGGGGGGCGAAAGCCCCCCACAACAGGTATCTAATCACTTTAAACCAAAGGAGCACTTATGGCTACCAAGAAAACCCAAAACGTAACAACAACAACCAACATCTTCTCTGAACCAGAGACATTTGACGAGGTTGTTGAAGAGACCATCGAGGAAGCGCCAATTGTTGTCGCTCCCGGTGCTCCAGCCCAGAAGAAAGCACGTATCAAGGGTACGTGGCTTATGCACTGGGGTGGCGAGCACTTTAACTTTGAAGATGGCAAGACCTTCAC